TTTAACGGTCAGTCTCCCGAGGTTATAGAAAGCCTTGATGTAGTGACCACGCGAGAGTTAGAATTGATGTACCGCGATGGCATGATTGGCGCGAGACAAAACTTGATGTTGATCTCGCATCTGATGGCGATTGTTTACAACGCGTTGTCTAAAAACCCAATCAAAAGCCGTGAGTTTTTCCCGCATCTGGAGGAGTATTTCATCCCTCCTAACTACATGACAAGACAAGAGCGAGACTTCTTGGCGTTTACAAGTTTGCCGGGGTTCAAGTCAGAGTTTTTAGACATCTTAGGGGGAAACAATGGCCGGTAAGCTAATCGCAGCCCTGCAAGTCGCACTAGGTCTTGAGAGCGCAAAGTTCGTTCAAGAGATCGACAGGGCTAAAGCCAAAACCCGCGAAATGCAAGTCAGTGTCAATTTGCTTGGCACTGCGATGGGCGCTCTACGAAGCCCGATGTTACTAGCTGCCGCTGCCGCTGGAGCGTTTGCTACTTCATTTTTCAAAGCCGCAGATGCAGTTAACGACTTCGCTGAAGGCTCGGGTCTAGCTATTGAGGAAGTCTTAGCCCTGCAAAGCGCGATGGTGCAGTCGGGGAAAGAAGCCGATAACGCCGCTCAGATGTGGGATCGGTTTTCGGTAACGCTTGGCGCTGCCGCTGATGGTCAAAAAGAGCAGGCGGATCTGTTCAAAGAATTGGGCGTAAGTATTGCCGACGCTGGCGGCATGTTAAGACCCGAGATCGACATCTTCCGAGACCTAACGTCGGTTCTTTCCGGTATGAGCGCAGGCGCGGAACGGGCTCGATTACAGGTTCAGCTTTTTGGAAAACAGTTTGGCAATCTTGATATAACTAAGATTGATCAGCTTTCAAGAAACACCGATAAGTTTTCTGGCGAGGCGAAGAAGGGCGTATTGGCTATTGGTGAGATAGGCGACGCTATCGACCAGATGACCGAGAAAGCAAAGATCGGCTTTCTTACGCTGATGGGTAAAGCGCGTGACGCGTACATGGGCGTTAAAAAGTTTCTCGGCTTTGGCGAAGAGGAACCCGCTGTTCCCGCTCCGGTGGTTGGCGTTACGCAGGGTGGCAGACAGTCTGGGACAAGAGTAAAGGCTGTAAAAGACTCGGGCGCGGAGTCTGCTGCGAAAGCGCTTAAGACGTACCTTGAAGGCTTAGACGCGCAGATTCTTAAGTTAAAAGAAGGCGAAGAAGCGGCGTTACGGTTTGAAGCTGCAAAGCAAGGTGGCCCTGCCGGTCTTGCGAAGATGGAGGAAATTATCCGTCTGCGGCGCGAGGAAGCCGAGCAGCAAGAAGAGATGATGAGGCTTACAAAAGAAGCCAATCAAGAGCTGGCCGCGATGGAAGATCTACGCAAAATGCGCCAAGACCAGATCGTAAAAGATTACGAGCGCGAAGTTGAGATTGAAAAAGAGCGTATGCAAGTCATGCTTGATCTTAGCCAGCAAGCAGAAGTTACTGCAAACAAAGAACTAGAAGCGATGGATCTGACGAAAAAAGCGAGCGAGGAACAGAAAGAGCTTTTGGAAGATATTAGAGACGGGTTCAAATCTGTTGGCGCAACGATTGTCGAGGCATTTATGTCTGGCAAATCTGCCGCACAAGCATTCAAGTCTGCTCTTTCCTCCTTACTGCAAAAGCTAGCTTCCCGCTCGCTGGATAAATTTCTAGACACAATTTTTAAATCAGACATGAAGGGCGCTCCCTCATTGTTTGAAAACTTCATGTCTAATGTTCCCGTTCTTGGCAACCTCTTTGGCAAGCGAGCCGGTGGCGGTCCAGTTAACTCTGGCGCTCCGTATCTTGTGGGCGAAAGAGGGCCAGAGCTATTTGTTCCAAGCATGGCCGGTCAAGTTGTCCCGTCTTACGCAATGAGCGGAACATCCACGGTCAATAACTACAACATACAAGCTATTGACGTTAAGTCTTTTGAGGAAAGAATCATGGGCAGTAATCGAGCGGTCTGGGCGGCTAACTCCTACGCTCAGAAATCGCTCTCACCGCGAGGCAGAGCATGAGCTTCCAAACCATTTTAGACATTAGTCAAACGATCACGGTTAACAACCGGCGGATGGTCGGCCAGCAATACTCAAGATCAGGGCAAGTAAGAACGGCGCTTTACGTTACATCAGTACCGTGGGTGTTTACAGTCAAGCCTCATTCGTTTCTTTACTATCCGCAAGTTCGAGATGTAATTCAGACGATTGACAATCTCGACCGGCAGACGGCGGCAACAATTACGTTTAGCTCCACAAACCTTCAGTGGTTTACCGCTTATCAAGGTCAGCTCTCATCCGTTCAGGCTGCGGCGCTGACGCTTGCATCTGTTCCGGCGGCAAATGCAACGACGATCTCAGTAGGCAATTTGCCAGCGGTTGCAAGCGGAACGATTGTCTTTGCTGCCGGCGATTTCCTACAGATTGGGAATTATCCGTACAAAGTAACGACCCAGGTTCTTAGAGGTTCAGGATCGACGGTTAGCGTTACGCTGCATCGACCAGTAATCGGTACACCATCTGTCGGTACGCTTACGGCTGTAGGATCTGCTTGTACGTTTTCCGTGGTTGCTGAGGTTTGCCCGACGTACACATTACGACCCATGACCAACGGAGCGTTTGTCGATTGGGATGCTGATTTTGTCTTTAGGGAGAACGTTCAGTGAGTACCCCAATGACAGCGCTTTCTAGCGCAAGCATTACCCACGGCGAATTCGTCAAGCTAACAACTTCAACAACAACTTACACATTCTGTAACGCATCTGCCGCAATCACTGTCGGCGGGAATACGTTCTCAGGGTTAGGAAGCCTTCTTTCTGTAGGCGCAGTTAACCGTGAGATTAAAGCGACCTCGATTGATATGGTGATTGGACTGATAGGTATTGATCCAACAAACATTTCTTTAGTCTTGGGTTCTAACATTAAAGGCTCGACCGTCGAGATTTGGCGCGGGTTCTTTGACTCCAACTATCAGATCATCACAAGCCCTACGACTCAATTTTTTAAGCGCTATCAGGGTATCGTATCCAACATGTCGATCACGGAAGATTGGAACGACAACATCCGAAGCCGTACCGCTACCGCGTCGATCTCTTGCACATCGTTTAGATCTATCCTAGAAAACAGAATCGCCGGCATCAAAACCAATCTTTCAACATGGCAGCAACGCTACGCATCTGATGCAAGCATGAGCCGCGTAGCTGCAATCTCTGGTCAGTTTTTTGATTTTGGCGCACCGCCAAAGTCTGGCTCGCAATCAGATCCAGCAACTGTTCAACCATCACAAACAGACATTCCCGTTATTGAGCAGGGAGGATGATGAGATACGCAACCAAATACGATATGCCGCATCTTATTGAAATGATGAGAGCGTACGCAGACGAAGCAGGTATAGAAACACTAAAGCAAAACCAGAATGAAGGGCATGTAAAAACGCTCTTTTACGAGATGATAAAAGGGCGAGGCTTTGTTCTTATTGACGATCAGTTTCGCGGGTTCCTGGCAGCTTATGTAACAAGCAACTTTTGGAACAGCGCGGTTAAAGAGTTACACGAGGTAGCGTGGTGGGTAGTTCCAGAATTTAGAGATACATCTGTCGGCGGCAAATTATGGTTGAGATTTAACAAACTCGCGCAAGACATGCTAGATCAGAAACGGGTGCAGATTGTTTGCACAAGCCTTATGCCCAATTCACCAAATATTGACTACACACGATACAACTTTAAGCCTATGCAAGCGACGTTCTTTCGAGAGTAGATCATGCCAGCATCCATCGTTTTATCTGCAATTTACGGTTCAGCGGCAGCGGCAAGCGCTGCGCTTGGTTCCATAGGTTTGGCCGCCGCTACGTTTGCAATTAACTTTGCGGTGTCATTTGTTGTGACTCGGGCTTTCGGATCTAAACCTCCGCAATCTCAAGATACCGGAGCGAGGCAGCAGGTCCCTCCGGCTAGCAATAACTCAATTCCCGTGGTGTACGGCGACGCGTGGCTAGGCGGTACGTTTGTTGACGCGGTTTTATCCATCAACCAGAAAACGATGTATTACGTTTTGGCGATCTCTTCTATTTCGTCAGACGCTTCTGCAACCTTCTCATATGATCGCACCAAGTTTTACTACGGTGACAGACTAGTTACTTTTGATGGGACGGATCAAACAAAAGTTATATCGCTAACAGATGGCGACGGAAATGTAGACACGAAAGTAAGCGGCAATCTGTATATCAGTCTTTACACATCTACCAATGCTGGCGTTATAACCTCGGTAAACGGAACCGCTCCCAACGTGACGATGGGCGGCGCAGATATTCCGGTAGCTTTACGTTGGCCGGCATCTGGTCGGCAGATGAATGGATTGGCGTTTGCGATCGTCAAACTTAACTACAACTCAGACGCTGGAACGGTTGGACTTCAGCCGATTACGTTTTACTGCAAGCATTACCCCAAGGGCGGCAGCGTAGCGAAGCCCGGAGATGTTTGGTACGACTACATGACCGATACGCGCTACGGCGCTGGCATGACGGGATTGGTCGATGCTACAAGCGCAACCGCTCTTAATACCTACTCCGATCAGACGATTACCTATACGCCAGCCGGCGGTGGGTCTGCGACACAGGCTCGATACAGAATCAACGGCGTAATTGATACGGGCAAACCCGTTTTAGATAACGTCGAAAAAGTTCTTGAGTGCTGCGACTCTTGGATGGCATACAACTCAGCATCCGGTCTCTGGTCGGTAGTCATCAATAAAGCTGAGACTTCTTCGTTCTCTTTCAACGATACAAATCTTATCGGTGAAATCAGAGTCTCTGCTATTGACATCAACCAGCAGATCAACCAGATTCAGATTGAGTTCCCATCCAAGCTAAACCGAGATCAGCCTGATCTTGTTTACATGGAAACACCGGCAGGGCTTTTGTATCCAAACGAACCCGCTAACAGGCAAACCACGACGCTAGAGTTTACGAATGACTCTGTCCAGGCTCAATACTTAGGAAACCGAAGGCTAGAGCAAGCGCGAGAAGATCTGATCGTTACCATCACTTCGACATATCCTGGCATTCAAGTAGACGCTGGTGATGTGGTTGACATTACCAATGCTGATTACGGATGGACAAACAAACTCTTTCGAGTCATGAAAGTCTCGGAGGCGACCGTTGATGATGGGAACCTTGGCGCAACGTTAGAGCTTTCTGAATACAACGCTGTCGTTTATGACGATGCAACCATCACGGCATTTAGTCCAGCGCCTAATTCGTCGCTACCTTCTCCGAATTATTTCTCAAGCATTAATGCTCCAGTTCTTGGCGATCTAGCGCCGAGCGCGGCTCCTCCTACTTTTTCGGCTACTTGCACGATGCCGGCAGTCGGGCGTGTAACGTCTATAACGCTGTTTTACACAACATCCACAACACCGGCGGCGACCGATTGGCGTGTATGGAATTCTGCAATCCTTAACAACGGCGCAACGTTTGCCAACAGCTCGACATTTAAGTTTGACAACATCAGTCTGTCGTCTGGAACGTACTACTTCGCTTTCTCCGTAAGCAACGAATTCGGCAATTCATTGTCGGCCACAAGTTCTGCGCTAGTTTGGTCGCCAACTGCCGCGGCTGGACCAACAGGACCAACCGGGAGTTCTGGGCCTACAGGGGCATCTTTTACAGGCCCAACGGGTAGTTCTGGTTTAGTAGGGATTGCTGCGCTTACGGCGTACTTAGTGCAGTCGCAATCCTCATCAACACCGACATTTACAACCCCAACATCCGGCTCAGCCGTTCCTGCCGGCTGGTCATCGACGGTTCCCGCTGTGGCTATCGGTCAGGTTCTCTGGTACATCCAAGGACGCTACAACGCAAACGCGGTAACGGTTGATGGGGTTCCGGCCAACTCCACTGCATGGACAGGCCCAATTGCCGCGTCAATCTTTCAGAGTATTAGATCGGACAACTACAACGGGCCAACACCTCCGACAACATCCAACTTTGGAACGCTCGGTTGGTATTTGGATCAGCCCTCGGGCAACCTTTACGCGAATGCCGCCTATTTGCGCGGCGAGCTAGTCACGGGCGTAAGCGGAGCTCAGCGGGTCGAGATTAACAAAGGCGTATCAAACAAAGTAGCGGTCTACAACTCAAGCAATACCCTGCTAGCATCGTTTGGTGGAACAGGAACATCGACTGATGCAATCCTTCGTCTTAATCCGATCATTGCCGGAACTACCGCTTACGGCGCAACGACGGTAATCCCAAATCCAAGCGGCACAAATTATGTCGCTGCAAGTTACTACGGGCAGACAACCGACGCGAGCTTGGAAGGCATTCTTTGCGGTTGGTACACGGTTGGGGCGACAACGGTTCGCTATGGCACCGCGGGAACGAGAGATTACGGATCTGGTGTTGTCAGCGGGTTTTTGGGTTATCAAGACAATTCTTATTCGGCTGCGGTGCGAGGTTACAACAGCGCAGGCGGCACAGAAGTTTCTATTGCTGACTCTGCGGGGTATGCGCTTAATGTTAGAAGCGGTTCTATCCGATACGGGTCTTACACGTTCTCGGCATTTAATGGCTCAACAACTCAATTCCTGCGTGGGGACGGAACCTTTGCAACGCCAAGCGGGGGAACGGTTACTAGCGTTAGTGGTACAGGCTCCGTTTCTGGCATTACGCTGAGCGGAACCGTAACGACGAGCGGGAGCCTTACGCTCGGCGGCACAATCAGTCTTTCCGCAAGCGATATACCAAACTTACCAGGGAGTAAGATCACGAGCGGAATTGTTTCCGAGTCATACGTTGGCGGATTCAAGAATGGAACGGGGACCATAGTCGGCATTGCCGGAACCGGTTCGACATCCGTTCTCAATTCGTTTATCGGATCTGATGGCGCAACAGCTTCAGACAATTTCGACTTGTTTACGCTATCCGGTTCAACCTACGCCGGCGTGTTTATCAATCAGCGCGGCACGACTTCCACTTGGTCTACGTTTACATCTGACGCTCGGATGAAAGATGTGGTCGGGGCTATACCCGTTTCTAGCGCGATTGATGCCTACAAACAAATTGGTAAGCCGGTTGTCTGGAAGTGGAAGTTTGAGCAAAGCGCAGAGACTTGGGGATATACCGCGCAGCAAGTGGGAAGTGGTTTACCGCAAGCGCTTATCGAGTCACCTATTCTTCCCAATGGCGATTACCAGAAGATTCCCGGTACAGATGAGCGGGTTCTGACTTTTGACAACAACAAGCTGCAAATCCTCAAAGATCTTGTAATCGCAGAACTAATCGCTAAAGTCGAAGCGTTAGAAGCTAGGGTTAGCGCACTGGAGGCGAAATGAACTGGTCAGTCACTAAACTAGAATGTCTAAAATCACTTGATTCTTTGACTGATGTAGTCATCAGAGTTTCTTGGATTGTGAATCAAGATACAGAATCATTTGACGGTGTGACGACGCTCGGGCTTCCTGGCGATACATTTATCCCATTTGTCCAGCTTACCCAAGATCAGGTTTTAACCTGGGTATGGGATAAAGTCTCAAAAGAAGGAACCGAATCAATCATCACGACAAGACTTTCGGAAAAGGCGAACCCTTCCACCATTGACCCACCCTTACCTTGGACATGACATGCCCTATTCAAGCAACAGTGGCAAACACTACATCACAAAAGTTTTTAATCGCATCAACCCCAAGACCGTTTTAGATGTCGGCTGCGGATCGGGAACCTACGCCAAGCTCTTAAAAAAAGAAGGGCAAATATGGACAGGCGTGGAAATTCACCGACCTTATGTTGAAAAGTTCGGATTGCAAGATCTGTACGATCAATTAGCAATCACAGACATTCGCAACCTACTAATCCCTAAAGTTGATGTAATCATTCTTGGGGATGTTCTTGAGCATATGGAAGTTGAAGAGGCGCAGCATCTTTTAAGTCGATGCAGGGAAGCGGCGCACTACACCATCGTATCCATTCCTTTAGGGTATTACCCGCAAGATGAATTTGAGGGTAACCCGCACGAAAAGCATGTCACTGACAATTGGAGCCATGAGGAAGTTCACGCGGCTTTCGGTAGGTCTCATGAGCATGAGGTTGAAAACGAGATCGGCGTTTATGTTTATAAGCGAAGGCTTAAGTTTTGCGTTTACGCTATCTCAAAAAATGAAGCGCAGTTTGTAAAGCGCTTTTATGAATCAGCGAAAGATGCGGATTGCGTCTTGATTGCAGATACAGGCTCAACAGATGAGACTGTAAGTTTGGCGAAAGAATGCGGAATCATTACTCATCAAATCTCGGTTAGACCCTGGAGGTTTGACATAGCGCGAGACACTGCTTTGTGTTTAGTGCCTGATGTAGACGTTTGCATTTCGTTGGATCTTGATGAGGTGCTAGAGGAAGGCTGGCGTTACGAAATTGAGCGAGTATGGAACCCTGATACCACAAGACTGCGTTATCAATTTTGTTGGGGTTGCGGCATCAATTTCATGTACGAGAAAATTCATGCTCGACATGGTTACCACTGGCATCATCCGGTTCACGAATACCCGAGACCCGATCAAAGAATTACAGAGGTTTATGCAGAGACTCCTGCGCTCTTGGTATCTCACTATCCAGACGCAACGAAGAGTCGAGGTCAGTATATGGATCTGCTTAGGCTTGCAGTCAAGGAAGATCCTGCTTGCCCGAGGAATGCGTTTTATTTTGCGCGAGAACTAACCTTTTACAATCTTTGGGATGAAGCGATAGAAGCGTTTAAGAAATATCTCGATAACCCCGAGGCCAAGTGGTACAACGAACGAGCCTATGCTATGCGTCTGATGGGGCAGGCATATGACAAAAAGGGTAATCAGTGGGAGGCTTTGTCTTGGCATCGACGGGCAGTTGCAGAGGCTCCAAACTGTAGGGAACCGTGGGTTGATCTTGCCAACTCTTGTTATATGAAAGGCTTGTGGAAAGAGTGCCTTCATGCGGCGACGATGGCGCTAACAATCAATGACAAGCAATTGGTTTACACGGTTGACCCTGAAGTCTGGGGCATGAAACCTTGGGACTTGGCGGCGATTGCTGCTCATCACTTGGGAATGCACAAACAGGCATTAGAGTACGGCGAGAAAGCAGTTGAGCTGTCACCTAACGACGAGCGACTAAAAACGAATCTAGCTTTTTACAGACAAGCGGTGATAGAATCTTAAAAAAGACACGATAGCCATGCTGTCTTGCG